GTAACGCCAACTTCATTAAGTTAGCAAACGCTGACTAAATACTAGTAGAATTGAGAGGAATGAATGACCTGAACCCCTTACATGATGAAAATGCTACACGGAGAACACCATGCATAATCTTTTATCACTTAATCAACTGGCAGGATGGAAGCAAAGTGTTTTAAGACTTGAGAAAACTCTAGATCGGACTGTAGAAGAGGCCGATGTAATTAACGATTATTATGAATGCTTGATCGAATGTGATGAATCACAAGCAACTTGTAAAAAAATTTGTAGGTCTATTTTAGAAGATTAGAAAACCAAAAGCAAAAGGACACCTGGAGAACTGTCACCTAGTACCCCGGCCGCAAGGTCGGGGTTTGGTATTATAGGGACATACAAGAGAAATCCAATGGCAGTCAAGCACGAAATCAAATCCCAACTTGCTAAACTCCTTGCTACTGAAGACTTGATTGTAGAGCACAAGCAAGTGCAGACTGCCTGCTTTAACGTCCATACTCGTGTGTTGACGTTGCCTATGTGGGAGAGGGCAAGCAACACCGTCTATGACCTGCTGGTGGGTCACGAGGTCGGTCATGCACTCTTTACTCCAGATGAAGATTGGTTGGAAAAGGTTGCAGTTCCCCCACAGTTTGTGAACGTGGTTGAGGATGCTAGAATTGAAAAATTGATGAAGCGTAAGTATGCTGGACTTGCAAAGACATTCTTTAACGGATACAAAGAGCTCAATGACGAGGACTTCTTTTCTATTTCTGATAGCGATGTCTCTACTTTTAACCTTGCTGACCGTGCAAATCTACACTTTAAGGTCGGTAATTTTGTAGATATATCTTTCACCGAAGAGGAAATGGCAATCATTCGGATGATCGAAGGTTGCGATGATTTTGATGATGCTTTGTTGGCAGCAGAGGTTCTGTATAAGTATTGTAAAAAGGAACAAGATAAGCAGCAAGAGAAAGTTCCTGATATGCCCATTCCTCCAAATGAGATGGGTGGAGATTCTGAACAACCTGCAAACGAATTGGTAGAGCAACCTCAAGATTCTTCTGGAGAGAGTGAGGGTTCTGGTAACGAAAATCCTGATCAACAGGATATCACTGGAGATGAACCTGCTAGTGCTCCTCTCACTGAGGAACCTGAAGTTCAGACTGCTGATGCTCTGCAGGAAAATCTGCAAGACCTTGTGAACGAGGACAGTCAAGAGAACATCTATGTTGAGATCCCTCAAGTTGATCTGGAGCATATCATCGGCAAGAACGAGGATATTCATGAAGAAATTGATAATTGGTTCACTCATCAACAAAATCAATTTAGTCATCCTCTCTTTTCGCGAGTGGATGAAGAGTATGTTACTTTTAAACGTAATGCTCAGAAAGAGGTCAATTATCTGGTGAAGGAGTTTGAGTGTCGCAAGGCAGCAGATTCCTATGCCCGTGCTACCACCTCGCGTACTGGTGTTTTGGATTGTTCCAAACTTCACACTTACAAGTACAATGAAGATCTATTCAGAAAAGTAACCACTCTTGCTGATGGTAAGAACCATGGTCTGATCTTTGTCCTTGACTGGAGTGGTTCTATGAGCCGTGTGATGCTTGACACGATCAAACAACTTTACAACCTGATGTGGTTCTGTAAGAAAGTTTCTATTCCTTTTGAGGTCTATGCTTTCTCAAACGAGTGGAAGAAACCTGAAATCAATTATGATACTGGAGAGTTTATCAAGTCAGAACATTGCCAGTATGCATATACGCCAAAGGAAAATCTCCTTGTCGTCAGTGAGCAGTTCTCTTTGATGAACCTTCTTACCAGTAAAACAAATGCAAAGCAGTTGGAGCACCAGATGATTAACATTTGGCGAATTGCAAAGTCATTTGCAGATTTTTATCACAGCGCATACTCTGTTCCAACTCGTCTAGGTTTGTCTGGCACTCCTCTGAATGAAGCATTTGTATGTCTCCATCAAATTCTGCCTCAGTTCCAACGTGAAAATAAACTGCAGAAGGTTCAGTGTATTATTCTGACTGATGGTGAGGCAAATCATCTTGCCCGTCATTGTGAGGTGAAACGTCACTGGGAGGATAACCCTTACATGGGAGCACGTATGATGGTTGGTGGTGTTACTTTCCTTCGGGACCGGAAGACTGGTAACACATATCAAGTTCCTTATGGCTGGAATGGTTTCACTGATCTGATGCTCCACAATCTCCGTGATAACTTCCCCACTGTCAACTTCATTGGTATTCGTGTTCTTGAAAGTCGTGATTGTAATGCTTTTATGAAATTGTATTATGATCAATACTCTGATGAGTTTCGTAAGATCCAGAACGAGTGGAAGAAACTTCGTAGTTTCACTATCAAGAACTCTGGATATCATGCATACTTTGGTCTTTCTGCAGCATCACTTTCTCAGGATGCTGAGTTTGAGGTTGATGAGGGTGCAACTAAAGCAAAGATCAAGTCTGCATTCATTAAGTCTCTTAAGACTAAGAAACTAAATAAGAAAGTTCTTGGCGAATTTATTTCTCTAGTCGCATGACCGAATACAAAGATAACTGGAAAGAGATTGCTAAAGCATCTGAGAAGGATCCTAAAGTTTTAGATATTCTTGAGAATGGTCCTAGATCTCTTACTCAGTCATGGTTGCTCCAGGCAATGAGATACAAGTATGGACGATCTGGAAAGTGAACACTGGGGTCTTCGGACCCCTTCTTTATGCCCTATAATAACTTCAGTTAAACAAAAGACATGGCACTCTCACCTGAGTACATCTGCACTTCACTCCAAGCACTTTACGGTTCAGAGTTTACCGCCGCTGATGTTCGTGCATGGTGCGTGATGAATGATTCAAACTATCAAACTGTCACCAACAAACTGAAGGATTACAAAGTCGGTCGTGGTAAGTGGAACCTTGAAGTTACAACGGAGACTGTAGAAGAACTGGAAGTGACCTATAATGGACCTGCAGCACTTCCTGCAGTACAACAAAACCTTATCCCTCGTAAAGATGATTCCTTCGTCCAGTTTGGCAACTTCGGTGATATTAAAAAAATTATTAAGTCCCGTGTATTTTATCCGACGTTCATTACGGGACTGTCTGGTAACGGTAAAACGTTCTCGATTGAGCAAGCGTGTGCTCAACTTGGTCGGGAACTCATCCGAGTCAACATCACGGTAGAAACTGATGAAGATGATCTCATTGGTGGATTCCGTCTTATCAATGGTGAAACCGTTTGGCACAATGGTCCGGTCATCGAAGCCCTGGAGCGCGGTGCGGTTCTACTGCTTGACGAGATTGACTTGGCTTCCAACAAAATTCTTTGCCTTCAGTCAGTCCTCGAAGGAAAGGGAGTTTTCCTGAAAAAGATTGGTCGCTTTGTCAATCCATCTGAAGGTTTCCAAGTCTTCGCTACTGCTAACACCAAGGGCAAAGGTTCTGATGATGGACGTTTCATCGGCACCAATGTGCTCAACGAAGCATTCCTTGAGCGTTTCCCTGTGACTTTTGAGCAGGAGTATCCTTCTACTTCCATTGAACAGAAGATCCTCAGCAAACTCTGCTCTGATGCTGACTTCTGTAAGCGACTTGCCGACTGGGCAGACATCATCCGCAAGACCTTCTATGATGGTGGTATTGAGGAGATCATCAGCACCCGCCGTCTGGTTCACATTGTGAGGGCATACAACATCTTTGGTGATAAGGCAAAGGCAATTCAGGTCTGCGTCAATCGCTTTGATGACGAAACCAAGCAAGCATTCCTTGAACTTTATGACAAGGTTGATGCTGACTTTGTGATGCCTTCCGAAGATAACATTGACACATACACCGCTCAGTGATATAATTATGGCTAACTCTTGGTCCTTCCTATACGATGAATTGAATATGGATACAGGTACTCTGAATTTGGGAACACCCATTCCTGGTGGTATGGGTGACGATCACATTACTTTCCACCTTGATATGAACAAAGACCCTAATCGATACAAATACAGTGAGGATGAGATCCTCAAAGAACTGCAAGATTATATTGTTGGGACATACAATCAACACTACTCTGCTGGTGATGACAAGATTCAAACTCTGGATCTGATTGAAGCTTGTGGTGATGGTGAAGCATTTTGCCGATCCAACATCCTTAAGTATGCCTCTCGTTATGATAAGAAAGGCACTGCTCGTCGTGACATTATGAAGATCTTGCACTATGCTGTGCTTCTGATGCATTTCAACGACAAAAATGCAAAACGTGAAACCTACCCCCAGTGAAACTGAGACCTTCTAATACTATGAAACTGTCCGATAAAACCCTCTCTGTTCTTAAAAACTTTTCTTCTATCAACCAGTCGATTCTTTTTAAGCAGGGTAACAAACTTCGCACAATCAGTGTGATGAAGAACATTCTTGCAGAGGCAACAGTTTCTGAAGAGTTTTCTAAAGACTTTGGTGTCTATGACCTCAACCAATTTCTCAATGGTATGAGTCTGCATCAGAGTCCAGAACTCGACTTTGCTAATGACGGTTATGTTGTCATCCGCGAAGGTAAAATGCGTTCCAAGTATTTCTTCGCAGATCCAAACGTAATTGTAACTCCTCCAGATAAAGAGATTGCTCTCCCCAGTGAGGATGTCTGCTTTGAGGTAAGCACTGATCAGTTGGATAAACTTCTTAAGGCAGCTGCTGTATATCAACTTCCAGACCTTTCTGCTGTTGGTGAGGCAGGTGTTGTTAAACTGGTTGTTCGTGACAAGAAGAACGATACATCCAATGACTTTGCTATTGTTGTTGGAGAGACTGACGCTGAATTCTCCTTTAACTTTAAAGTTGAGAATATCAAAGTCCTTCCCGGAACATACAATGTTGTTGTATCTCAAAAACTTCTCTCTCGATTTACTAGTACAAGTCATGACCTGACTTATTACATTGCTTTGGAACCAGATTCCACTTTCTCTGCAGCAGTATGATCGATGTAATTGATGATTTTGTCCCTGAGGGATATTTTGACATGATCAAACATGCCTGTTTAGGATTTGGTCAGGCCTGGTATTATCAAGAAAATATTACCGCTGGTGTGTTTGGGAAAAGTGGTCTTGGAAAGCATGGATTTAATTGCTGGATAGTTCAAGAACCAAATACTTTCTGTGACAATTATTCTGCAGGACTTCTTACTGATCTAGTCTTGACAATGCAAAACACATTAGGGTGTCAAAATGTCCTTAGGTCTAGACTAGACATGACCGTTTATACTCCTGGAGGTAGAAAGTGTGATCCCCATGTGGATAGTCCACATCCTCACGTTGCCACAATCTTTTATCTAAATGATTCTGATGGCAATACGGTCATCTATAATGAAAAGTTTGACGGGGATCCTGATATTGATGAAAGTAAATTGACAATTCAAAAGGAGATTGAACCAAAAGCAAATCGACTTTTGATTTTTGATGGACATTACATTCATACTGGAC